CTTTTTCGCGCGACACGAGGTCACGATTTACGCGGTCATTAGCCATATTAAGCCTCCAATTTCATTACTTGAGCAGCGTACTGCTGCGGGGTTAAACCAAACTTCTTTGCCAACGCCATTTGCGTTGTAGTCAGCTTGATCTTTCCTGTCGCGGTTGAGCGCGACGCTGAAGCAACTACCGTTGACGGTCTTTTAGCGGCTGTGGCCGAAGATTTTCTCTCAGTTTCGCCGAATAACTCGGGGAACGCTGACTTCACGCGAGCGTTAATTTGCTCGAAATACTCATCGCTGCTCGGGCTTATGCCAGAGGTGACTAGTTTCTTATGCAGCCCTAGTGCGTAGCTGGTGTACTCCTCGAACCCCGGGGCGCCGAACCACTGGTTTTTTGCCTGCCAGCGCAGGGATTTTTCGTCCGGTGGTGCCTGTTGGGCTTCGATTTGTTGCGTTTGTACAGGAAAATTGTCTTCCTGTAAAGGGGTTGGGCGATAATTATTTATCTTTTCCGCCCGCATTTTGGCGTCAACCATCTCTTCTTGGGCTGCCAAGATGGCATCCGTATTAAAAGATTCTTGCGCTTCCCTGAGTTTGCGGCGGGCCGTTTCCAGCTCCGTTGCAACCTTTTGCTTGGCCCCCTCAATTACCGCTTCCTGACTCTTGTTGACGTTGGTCTTCAAGTTTTTGTTTTCGGCAATTAGCTGTTGGGCAAGGCGTTCAAGCTCTTGCTTTTCCCGCAAAACGGCTTCCTTGCTACGGCGTTCATCGTGCCGTGCGTGGGTCAGTTCCTTGATGCGGTTCTTTACTTTGTCTGAGTAGGACTCAATTTCTTCGTCCGTTGGATCGGCGACTTCGTGACTTAAAGGCTTTCGGCCTCGGTCATGTTCGGGGGTATCGTCTTCAATCTCAATCTCGATGTCACTACCGTCGTCTACTTCGACTCTGGTGTTCTGTACTTCGTCGGGGAATTTAAATTCACTAGGCATGTTTACTCCTTATGCGCGGGTAATTCCGCGGGGGTCGTCCACCACCGCATCGACTTGATCGTCGTTGATGAGGCGGAACTCTTTGCCGTAAATCTTGAGGCGCGTACCAGAATAGGTACGTGTGACCACAAAATCTCCGGGTTTGCACCAAGCTCCACTGGGGAATTTGGCGGGATCTTTATACGCATCCGGGCCTACCTTAACTACAAAAAGCACCGTGGTGGCGTGTTCTTCCTGGCGCATAAGGTTAGAAGGTTTTAAAAGGGATGATCCCTCATAATTCTCTGATACATCCGGGACGATACATAGCAGCTTGTAGCCTGTCGGCTCAGGTAGCATGGTGCCTTTTTCTTCGGCAGTCTCGTCTTCCTCTGGTTTTTCGCGGGGTTGGATACTCGCTGGAAGGCTAAGACCGGGTGGCAAAATGATATTACTCATCTGATTTTTCAACTTTCTCTGCAAGGTCAATTACATAACGCTCTGCAACGGCTAGACCCTGAATAACGCCGCAGAGTTTTTGATACTCATCAAAAGTTCGACACACTCCTCCCGCCAAGTCGTCAGCGTAGTTGTTCATGTCTTTACGTATTTGGTCGCGCAATACGTTTGCAAATTGTTGGATCATTGGCTAGGGTTGCCTTTCTTAAAAGTTGCAATGTGTTGCAAAGCGTCTTTTCGCAGGGCGGCTTCGTCCTGTGCTTTGCTCCGTGCAATGTCGATGCCCATGCGGACACCTTCGCGTTGCTGGGTTGCGGACATGTCGGCCCGTTGTCTTTTGATCTCGGCTCCGACTTTCATCGAGCCAAGCTGTAGGTTGCCCGAGATCTTCTGCTGCTCCAGCTTGAGCTGGTCGGCCTTGTGTGCCATGTCTGCGGCCAGCTTGGTCGCCTTGAGCTTGAGGTCTTCTTGCTTGATCTGCAACTCCTGCTGCTGCATCTGCACCAGCGGATCTTGGGCTTGCTGTTGGGCTTGCGCCTGCGCGGCTTGGGCTTGATCTTGCTGCAACTGCTGCTGAGCAGCTTGGGCCATCATGTTTGACAGAGCCAACTCGATTTCTGGCGGCAGATCCTCGTCGTCCGGCGGCAGGGCAACGCCCATTTGCTTCTCGATGTTCTGGCGCATTTGGAACCCAACGTGCTCGGCGATGTGCGCCATCGCTGACTGCAAGAGCATGGGTGCCTGTGGGTTCTGGCCCATCTGCTGCTGGATCAGCGGGTCTTGGATCATGAACTGGTGGACGGCGATGTGCGCCGCGTGGTCTTGGTATTGGAACGCCTTGACCGGCTTGGCCTTGAGGATGGCTTGGTTCTCGGTGACCGGGTCTCTGGGTTTATAGTCCTCGTCGACCGGCACCAGCTTCTCGGCGTTTTTGATCCCCATGACGTTGAGCATGGCGCGGTGCAGCTCGGGCAGGTCGTAGATCTGCGGAGCCATCTGGGCCATCTGGATAACCGCTTGGTACTGCACAACCCGCTGGCTCATGGTGGCCGCGTTGGGGTCGCTTACGGGGATGATGTCCACCAAGTCGTAGTCAGCCTTCTTGGCTTTACGGTCGCCGTACTCAGGATCAAAGGCGTACTCGGGCGCGGTGTTGTCGCGGATCAGCTCCTTGAGCAGCTTGAGTTCTTCCTTGAGCGCAAAGTGCACCCGGGCTTGGACAGCCGTCATCACCTTTAGCTGGCGCTCCAGCAAGGCCAGAGTCGTACCCACAGGCGCACCGGCTGCGCCCATGTCGCTCATATTAGTATCAGCCGTGGCGGCAAACCGGCGACCTTCGTCCACGATGTTGCCCAGCAACTGGTACAGAACTTGGCTTGGTTCCTTGTAAGGCAGCGGTAAGATTGAGTCCCGGATGCTGCCGCTGGCTACGTCTACGTCGCGGAATTCTCCCGGCGCGATTGGCGTATCATCGCCCTTAATGCGTAGTCCACGCGATTTAAGCCCTCCGGGGAGATTGCTGAGCGTCCCGGCATCGACAAGTTGTCGCATGATGCTTGTAGCCGACTTAGCAAACCCGCCAATGAGGTGGAAGAGGCCGAAGCCGTACGCCCCAAACCCCGGGATATATTGGTAGTGGACGAAGTGTTGGCGCTTGAGCTTGAGGTCATCATCTTCCTTCCAGTTGCGGCGAATGGACAGTACCGTGTTGGTACCTTTGATTATGGTTACTACGTAGGGCAGGGCGATGCCGGTCTCTTCGTCATCGTCGTTTTTGTCCTCGAAGCCTTCCAAGTCCAAGTCAACGTGGCACTCCAGCAACACATAACGGTCGTCGTTAATATCGCTGAACCCAGTTTCCTTGTCCTTGGCCTTCTTGATATCGTCCCGGTCACGCGGCGGGTCGGGCAGATCGCAGTCGCAGTAGAACCCAGCAGCTTGTAGCTTGAGGATCTCGTTCTTAGTCTTGCGCATGACGTGCGTCAGGCGGCGGCAGGTGTCCAAATCGGTGGTGCCGTAGGGCAGCAGGATATCCTCGGCTGGGACAAACATCGAGACTGGACGGCCGAGGGAAGGATCGTAATAGACCTTTTTGAATCCTGATCCAGCGCTGGGCAGGTTCCACGCCAGACGCTCGTGCTCCGGGCGAAACTCCTTCATGACCTCGGTCAGGTCATAGTTCATGTCGTCCTCGACGTTGGCCGCAGCCTCGCGCACAAGTTGCGTCTCCTTACCCAGAATCTTGGTACGCACCGGGCCGCTGGCCGGGAACGTCTCGGTAATCATCTCAGCTTGGAAGCGGACAACTGCCTCGGTAATCAGGGGGTGGAACACGCCGCAAGCGCCGTCCCACGGTTCTGTGCGTTCCTCGATCTGGAGGCCCAGCAGCTTGAGTCCTTCGACGATGCCCTTCTCCCACTCCTTGCGGGAGTTCTTGTCGTTATCAATATCGGATGACAGGTCGCCAGCTACGGTTTGCAGGACACTATCGGGAAGGAAATCTGCAAGGTTGGAGTCAAAGTCTTCCTCGCCCTCGCTGTCATCCTTGCCAAGGCTGATCTCCATATCGCCCATCTTGATGTTCATCTCCTCCGGGTCGACTACCTCGATCTCCAGCGGTGACTCCTGCTCAGCCATCTGCGCGATCCCCACCGGTGCGCCGTACAGGCCTTTGTCTACATTGGTTGCCATGATCTGTCCTTAATAGTATGCAGCCCGCCTGCGGCGGAATAGGGAGGGCTCGTCCTTCTCGTCCGAGTCCAAAGGAATAAACCCGCCTTGGCGAAACCGCAGCAAGGCTTGGGATGTCGTATCCACAAAGTCGTCATTATCACCGTTCGGGAAGGCCGCGACCTCCTCGATCACCTCCCGAGCCCAGCGTGTATCTGGTGCCCAGACTTTACCCGAACTGAATAAATCCGCAATGGCGTTCACACGCACGATCTTGTCGTTGCCCCGGCTGGGGCTGAACTCCTGCACTGGTATGCCCATCGACCGAAGTTCTTGGATCAGCGGCGCACCAGCGGCTTTCTTCTCCACGATGAACGCATCGGGCTCCCATTCTTTATATTGTTTGAGCGCAGCGGCTTTAAGCTCGGGGAACTCCATGCGCTCCTTAAACGCGTCAAGCAGGATGACCTGCGCCTCGTCCTTCTCTTCCTCGTTGTAGAACACGCCCCACGTTGTGCAGGCGGAATAGTCCGCTCGGTTCTTGGCTTCAAACGCCGTGTCCCACGACTGGATGATGTACTCGCACGGGGGAGGATCGTCACTTGGCCAGACCCGCCATAGCTTTCGGCTGATGATCGCCGCCGCGTTGGAAGTTGGCTGCTGCATGTACTGGGCGTTCCAATACTGCGGGTCGATGCTGGCCTTGGTAGCTTTCAACTGCTCCAGCGGCCACTGCTCTGGCCAGAGGGATTTCTCGTTCTCTTCGCCTTCATTTAGGATAGCTGGCAGCTCCACAATCTCCCACGGCACTGCCTGCGGGTTCTTGGTTTGGTAGTCGATCAGCCGTCCGGTCAGGTCAAGTTTCCCCCAGCGCGTCATGATGACAATGATCGCCCCGCCCGGCATCAAGCGCTGCAACGGGCCAGTCTGGAACCACGACCATGCGGTATCGAACGCCAGTCGGCTGTTGGCCTTTACATCTTGCTCGGAGTGAGGATCGTCAATAACAAAAAGATCAGCACCACGACCGGCAAGAGCGCCACCCACGCCAGCAGCGTAATACTGTCCGCCAGCAGCTGTAGACCACTTGCCAGCTGCTTTTTGGTCTGACGCGACAAGCGTCTCTGGAAAAATCCCATGATATTCCTCCGTATCCAAAAGGTTCCTTATCCGCCGCCCGAAGTCCTCCGACAGACCGGCCGTGTGCGTTGCCATGATGATCTTCTTATTAGGGAACTTGCCTAGGAAGTATGCGGGGAACAGGTAGGACGAGAACTCGGACTTGCCCATACGCGGCGCGATGTTGATGATGACCCGCTTCTTCTTGCCCTCAATCACGTCGGTAAATATCTTGGCCAGCTTCTTGTGGTGCGGCCCGATCTTGAACCCCGGGTAGACCTCCGTGGCGAACCCCAGCATATTAGTCTTGGCCGCTACCAAGGAGGCGCGGCGCTCCCGAACTTCCAGATCATCCAGCAATTCCATCTTGTCCGCCAATGACATACTAGGAAGCGCCGCCTGTATTGCAGCAATCTCCCGGGGAGTCAGCGTGGTGAACTGGTTAAGGTGCATCGGGGACGAGGGGTTTGAGTTCTGCTTCTAGGGGCTCGGCATCTTGGATGTCCACTACGTCCACAACCTGCATGAACTTGGCCAGCTTGTCTTTGATCCGCTGCTCCAGCTGGAGGTCGGTCATCTCGTCTTTCTTGATCTCAATCTTGTCAGTAAATAGCCCAACCTCTGTAACTTTGCCCAGCAACCCCAGCGCTTTGAGTCGGATGTTGGCGTTGGTGCTTTGGGTTTCCTCGACCAGCTTGGCTACGGCGTAGCCCCGAAGCTCCTTGGCCTGCTGTACAAATTCCCAGTCATAAGCAGTAAGCATGCCGACAATGTGCTGCACCGCCTCTGGGGTTTTGATCTGGGCGATGGCCGCGTGGGAGTTGGCGTTGGGGGCGGCGGTTATCAGGTTTGCGAACGTATCGCGGGCTGCCTGCTTGTCTAACTGGGATGCGATCGTGTCTGAATCTACTGCGCCCAGCTCTGCCAGCCAGTCCTTGGTTTTGATTTTGGCGTCAAGCGCGGCTGCTGGTACCACCTCGTCGGTGTCCAGTATTTCTGCCGGTATGTTGTCAAAAACATCCGGCTCAAAATCAATTAAGTGTTCAAACATGCGTAAGCCCTTGCAGCCTCGTTGCACCTAGTATATACTCGATTCCGGTGATTGTGCAATCAGTTGTGCATTTGCTTCTCCTTTCTAGGTGAAAACCCTAGTTCTAAGCCCCCCGATTAGCGTCTGGGGGCTTTTTTTCATTGGAAATGTCAAGGGTTTGACAGAGATTGTTTGGGATTTTGCTGGAAATTTTTACGTCTGGCGTTTGGATTTCAAGGTGGGGGGTGTTCTGTAGCTTATAGGATACAAGGTTGTTTGGGGATTTTGTAATTTTTGATTTGCGGCTGCCAAACACTGTTCATGTCGGCATGGTCAGACCACGGCCAAAAGGGGTTGTGGGGGTGCGGTGGGGTGCGATATAGCCAAAAGTGGGACAAAACGTCTCATCTGCCGCGTCAACTTGGCGATCAAATAGGGGCATCTGGATAATGGTAATTGTCGGTGGGGCTTTCCCTCGGCACAACTTATCAACCCAATGGAGAATCAATCATGACATTCGATATCACAGCAATCACAGCAGCAGTAGTCGCAACCCTCAAAGCTGGCGACACATTCGAGGCACAGATGCTCAAGCTGCACGCACTGCTCAAGGGCGCAGACCGCGACACAATCAAGGACATCATCGCGCCCATTGTGGCCAAGCACTACGGCGAAGTATTCGCGGACGGAAAATGGGCAGACAGTGGCTGCGCGGCAAAGCGCAAAGCTAATCGCATCATCGGCAACATTGTGGGCAGCGCACCCGCGAAGCAAAGTAACAAGGTCGCAGTGGATAAAGCACTTGTCAAACAACTGGCGGCGATGCTCAAGGGTTTGGACGCCAAGCAAGCCAGTGCAACCATTGCAGCAGTGCGCGCGGCGCTCAAGTGAGACAGCGTGTCTCACCGCATCGGGGCTGGCCGCTGTTCGCTTTCTTGTCAATCAAGGTTATGCAAAACCCGCATAACCACAAAACTACTGCGTCCGCAGAGTGAACGGCACGCCCAAAACGTGACTGAGCAGTTCAAAATCTTACCAATTGGTCAAAAAAAGTCACTGGCGATCACAAAAGCCATTTGCCAGCGTCCTGCCAGCCGCTAAGCCCCGCGCCGTAAGGGTTTGGCCAAATACCATCCATATATCTATATCTAAATAGTTTTAGAAAGGAGAGTGTGTACATATTTGCCTATATAACTTGGCAACTTTATATCACTTTGCGTGTACACGTGCTACCATAGGTTAGTTGTTTTGGGATGCCACTTTGCCCAATATGTGCCAAAACCCAGTAAATACGGGGCTTCCACGCTGGCAGCGCCTCAAAATAGTTGTACAATTACTAGATAGCGCCCTGATATACAGTTTTCTCCAATAAAATCAACGACTTACATAGTGTTTTGGTGGGACAAGTTGTCTCACCGCCGGTCTGTAGCCTGCCGAACTAGGCTACACTTGCAACAAAGGAGAGCAAAATGCTCAAACAAACCCATATCCGTAACACGGAACTTCAACGCTTGCGCATTCTGCGCGACGAGATGGCGAGCGCCATCAACTACGAAAAACACCAGCGCCTACGTGAGCAGGCCGAGGCCGAAGCCATCAGCGACTACTGGTTTAACTACCACCGCAAAGCGTCCAAAGCGCAGCGCAGCACCCGCATACTAGGAAACAAGTGAGACAACTTGTCCCAGCAACCACCATATAAATCAACCACTTGGAGAATCAAATGACTAAACGCAACACAGTGTGGTCTTACGACGATGAGCTAAGACTCGGCGCCTGCATCTATGACCTAGCCCGCGTCCTGCGGCGCACCCGCTCGTGGCACTATCGTGAGCAGACGCGGGACAAGATGCACCGAGCCGTATACGATGCCATCGGGCACGCCCCGCCTGACGACTGGCACCAGCTTGTGCTTGAGTGGCCGCGCCAGTCAGCCGTTGACATATCGCAGATAGCCTATACCCGCGACGAGAAGTACGGCGAGGCAGACCGCCAGCTACGTGTCTCTGTGTCCAAGTATTTGGCGCGGCACTTCAGCAGCATACCCAGTAATATCATCCGCGACATCGCAGCCAAGTACGTTAACGGCAAATTCAAGTTCGTGCATACCATGGCCGAGATGCTCGATGTGATTGTCAGGGGGCCATCGTCGTGCATGGGCGGAAAGGATGCAGACTACTTCCACGACAGCCATCATCCCTACGAGGCGTATGACCCTGCGCTTGGCTGGCACATGGCTGTGTATCAAGAGGCAGACGGCAGCTACACTGGCCGCGCACTGTGCAACGGCAGGACGTATGTCAGGTCGTACCGCGCATCATCCGCAACCTACTCGCAGACCGACGACCGCATGGAGGCGTGGCTCAAGGAGCGGGGCTACGCCAAGGAGTGTAGCTGGGATGGGTTCAAGCTCAAGCACATCCCAGTGCGCAACAACAACGGCTTCCTTGCGCCGTATCTTGACGGCAACTGCAAGGGTCTGACCGATGACATGGAGATTGTCGATGACTGCCACGACGATGCAAGGTGGCGCTGCGATAACACCGATGGCACAGCCGATGAGCTTCACGGCAGACAGTGCGAGGACTGCGGCGACCGCATACCCGAGGATGATGGCTACTGGACTGGCCGTGGCGAAGACCATCTCGTGTGCGAGAGCTGCTGCAATGACAATTACGCTTATGTGTATGGCCGCAGGGGTAGTCAGTACTATGTCCATGAGGATGACGCGGTGCGGGTCGACGCTACCGCTACTCCCTACGATGTCAACTACCTCAGCGACAACAACATCGTCGAGCTGCACGATGGCGACTATGCGCACACCGATGACGCGGTTTACATCGACCGACTTGACGAGTGGCACTTGACTGACGACTGCACCTACTGCGAGCACAGCAACGAGTATGAGCGGGCCGATGACTGCGTAGTGCTGCACAGCGGCGAGCACGCCCACGAGGATGACGTGTGGATGTGCGAGCACACCGGCGACTACTACCTCAACGAGGACGAGGAGGAGTACAAGTACGAGACCGAGTGCGGCAAGACTATCCACATCGACCACGCTGACAAATACATCCCCCAACAAACAACCCTAGCACTGGAGTAAACCATGACCAAGAAACGTATGACAATTCTCAACAAGACCTTAGCGCGTGCGCTATCCATGAAACGGCCCCATGCTACGCTGGCCACGACTGAGTTCACCGACTGGCTGTTCAATGCACTGCCACCTACTGTGCGTGGTAGAGCTTGGCTCGATGCAGCAGACAACCTGCACGTGGACACACGGCAAGACCCGACCAATCGCACGCTGTTCACAGCGCACGTGGATACTGTGCACCGCGTGATGGGGGCCAACAAGATTAGGAAAACAGACAGCACGTGGTATGCAGACGGCGCGCCCTTGGGTGCGGACGATGGTGTTGGGTGTGCGCTGCTGATGCACCTGATACATTCAAAAACCCCCGCGTATTACATATTCACCCAAGGCGAGGAAGTGGGCGGCATCGGGGCCAAACACGTAGCCAAAGACCACGCTACGCTACTGGCGCAGTTCGACAGGGCCATTGCGTTTGACCGCAAGGGTACAGACAGCGTCATCACGCATCAGGGCTGGGGACGTACTGCATCCGATGAGTTTGGCCAAGCCCTCGCTGATGCGCTTAACGAGACAGACCCGACTGGCAACCTGATGTATTCGCCCGATGACACTGGCGTGTACACCGACACCGCTGAGTTCACTGACATCATCCCCGAGTGCACCAACATATCGTGCGGCTATTACTCTGAGCATACGGAGAAGGAGCACTTAGATATGCTGCACTTCATGCAGCTTGCCAAGTCGATACTACTTGTTGACTGGGACGCGCTGCCTACCATGCGTGACCCCAAGGTGCTGGAGAGCAAGTGGGACAACGTGTCTCACTCAAGCTACGGCGGCTACACCAACAAGTACGACCCCAAGTGGTATGCCAGCGCGTACTCAGACTACGACGATACGTTCTACGCCAACGAGGAGGACGAGTATCTTATGGAGTGCCTGCTCGATGCCGAGTTCGGCTTCACGTCGGGGCTGGTCGGCATGATGGCTGAGTCTGTGTATCCCGAAGACCCAGCGATGGCGCGCAAGTTCATCAACAAGAAGAAGCTGACCGAGGAAGCGATCGCGTTGGCCAAGACGATGGTGGGTAGTAACGACACCAATGCAATTCTCGCTACGTTATTTGATATGGCTTACGCCGAATAGGAAGGAACGGTCATGAAATCGCCTGAGACGCGGGAAAAAATTCGGCGGGGGTTGGTCAAGTCGATGTGGAACCAGCTTTGCCGTCAGGTAGAGATGGCCCTGCGCGTGCCCAAAGCCCGCATAAAACGCTACGAACGAGCAGCAGCGGTCGAAGCCCTGACCGCTTACGCCAAGGAGTTCAACACGCCGCCTGCCAAGCGCAAGCTGGACACCTACCTAGCCTACACGGCCCTGCTCAACAAGCTGCTGGCCAAGCTGCGCAACTATCGGGATACCAAAGACCAAACACCGCAGGAGATGGCCAAGGAGAAGCAGATGCTGACCAGCGGCGCGCACTGGGCAGATTGGATACCCGAGGAGATAAAGGTCGAGTTCATGCAGGCGCTAAAGAGTGTGCACGAGTATCCCGAGGTGTCCATAACCCCATTCCCGCAGATGGTGTACAAGGTGCCGCCGCGACCCAAGCGGCCAAGCCGCAAACCAAAGCGGGAGAAAACACCCATCGAGCTGCTGCGCGACGAGTGCAAAGCGCTGGATACCGCGCACCTACTGGCCCCTACACCCGAGAACAAGGCAGCACTGGAGGCCAAGCTGGAGGAGCTGGCAGCAGCCAAGAAGGCCAAGGCGCGGGCACGAGCGCGGGAGCAGTACGCCCAGATCAAAGCCGAGCGCGAAGCGTTCAAGGCAAGGCTGGCTGAGGATTAAAAATAATTGTCAAGCAATAGACAAAAGGGAGTTTTTTCGTTTACACTATTTTTCCCATCAACTTTTTAGGAGAAGCAACATGGCAGATATTCAAACAGCATTGGCACGTGTACTTGACGAGTGGGAGGGCAAGGCGGACAACGCAGCGCCCCAGCCCGAGGCTACCCAAAAGCCCAAGGCGAACTTGTTCAAGCCCACCACAGGGGTGACGAAGGCTACGTTTAACTTTGTGCGGGCCAACCCCGGCATCAATAGGGTGGAGGCCACTAAGCTGCTGGTCATGCAGGGATACAAAGAAGGCTCAGTGGCCAGCCTCATCACGGCGTTCATCAAGCAAGAGCAGATGGAGCTTGTGGATGGCAAGCTGTTCACCACAGTCAACGAGTACCAGCCCCTCAAAGATAGCAAAGCAGTGAGGGAAGATGCCATCAAGAAAGCCAAGCTGGCCAAGCGCAAGGCAGCAGCCGAGGCAAGAGCCGCGCGGATACGCGCTGAAGGGGCGGGCATCACCGCGCTACAACCACTACAGCCGCAGCCTACGTCAGCCCCACGCAGCACCATCATCACCACTAACTTCAACGTGGAGAACGTCATCA